GCCATGTTTTATCTCCTTAATTATTGTTGTTTTCGACTTATGCGAGGCTCTCCTTGAAGATACTCATCAGTTCGTCTTCTTCCCATTTGTTCTAATGAGAATCCTTCGATAGCTTGTTTATATTTATTTTCATAAAATTGCAACAAGTCCATTGGACCCTTTAGAAATCCATAAGCCTCAACAAGGCAAGCATACAATAAGCCATTGGGAAACTGTTGACTTAAATATGTATTTTGATTTGTAGCTGATAATCCAGTTGGTTTCAAGATATAATTTACTTCAATAGTATAATTTTGATCAGGAATAGGGGCTAAAACTATGATATTCTCATCCCAATTGGCATAATACTTAGGTCTTCCGTAAGTATTTTGTTGGTTATACTCATCTATGAAAGAAGTATCTCTAATTTGTAAAAAAGTTCTTTCTTCTCCGCTTACTATTTCAGCATTTCTAATAACTAATAAATTATCTGGTAAGTTTAAAAATTTTTGATTTACAATAAAAGTAGTAGTTGCATATTTTCTATTATTATCAGAATCTACATCCCTTAAAATTCTAAATTCAGAATCAGAAATAAACCCATCTATAACAGAATCTGTTAAAACAGTATTAGACACTTCGGTATAACTTCTAATTTTTGCAACTAATTCATTATATGTCATATTAAGCCTGTAAAGTTACTGGACCTGCAGAGTTTTGAGCTCCACCACCAGCTATGTTTCCATTTATTGCAGAACTTGCACTTCTGAAATAAAAATAATTCAATGAATCACTTACAATACCTGTAGAACTTAATCTACCAACTGTAATTACAAATCCATTTGGGTTATCTATATCAGTTACTCCGTCAAATGGAAGTATAGGTTCAAATTCATTTTCATTTGTCGGATATCCGATCATAATAACATTTGGTGGTCCTCTAAATCTTACAGTTTGACCTGTTTGTCTTCCATGATTTTGAGAAAAAACATTAATGTACGTGTTCCCTGAATACTTTACCGTTGTAAATGGATCAGGAACCAGGGCAATAATAACTGGTGGTTCTTTTCTATCAGGTCTTGCATTAGGTAATCCTTGAGGATCTGTTGTATGAGGTTTAGGCTGTAATTGTGGATGTTTAGGTTCATATTCAGAAATGTGAACTCTTGCACCATTCCATTCAGTAACCATTTCAGTATATTTAAATCTTTGCCCAGATCTATCTGATAATGACCAAGCGTATTTTCCTTTTGAAAGATTAGTCATGATTACATACTAGGGTAATAAGTTTTAGGTGTAATAAACGAACTAGAAGGAGAACCATCTGATTCTAAAGCTCGTTTAAATTCATCTTCGTATAGTAATTTTAATTCTTGTGCTCTTTGAGGTACAAATTTAATAGATAAATAATAAGCAAGTCCTGCGCACATACAAGGCACAAATCTGTAAGGAACATCTGTTATATTCTGATAAGCTCCAACGTCTTGAATTCTACTTGCATAGAAATAATGAATTAAATTATTAACTTGAGATGATCCTGGAGTTAAATATAAATTAAAAGTAACTCTATCTATAAATCGTTGTACAAATATTTGTGTAGGTTGTCCTTGTGATCCTTTGTTAGAAAATGATTGATAAATAGATCTATTAATTTTTGTTAAAGGAAAATCGGATACTGGGTTTTGATTTGTTATTCTATAAGAAGTTTCATATAAATCATCTACTCCATAAGTAATGGAATTATAATCATAAACATTAACACCTTCTAAATGAGCAGTTGCAGTTGTACCATTAGCTCCTCTTGTACAACCTGTTAAAGTCATAAGACTAGTATTACGACCAGTATAAGTAATTTGTTCAGCTCCAATTAATAAAGTTCCTGAAACTGGAAATTGCCATGCTGAAACCACAGGGATAGTTGTTACATATTGATCAATATCTACATTTAATGGACTAAATAATCCATCAGAAGTACCATCAGTAGGTGATCTATAGATCGTATAAAGATTTTGCCCTTGAACTAATGAAATATTATTTAATTTCATTTCCCAATAATGAAGTCCTCTATTGGACCATTCTTGGAACATAATGTTTAATGAACGTCTTGCTGAAGATAAATCAAAACCAGAACGAGGAGCTGGAAAACCAATTCTCTCATAAGATTCTTTTATAACGTCATCTATAAAAAATGTCTTTTCAAAGACATTTGTTCCGGAAGTTCCCATTTTAACTCCTTAGTTTCCTGGGGTTAATCTAGGCTTAGAATATAAATCTGTGTATAATGTAACGCTTATACAATTAGTAATTGTGCTACAGTAAACACCTTTTGGAAATGGAATTCCATCTTCTGGTAAATTTAAAGTGTAAACTAAATTACTTGGAGTATCTGCTTCAAATAAAACTTGACCTGCACCTGTTCCATTAGTTAATGCTACATGTGCTACACCACTACCATTTGGTGTAAAAGAAATTGCTTTTAATCTTACTACTTGTTGAATAGCTAAACCTGTTCCTGTTACGTAGGTTGCTTGTATATCACTTTTATAACTCATTTTTATCTCCTTTTAATTACCTGCTGTTAATCCTGGTCCACTATATTTATCGGTGTATAATGTCGTAGATTTAACACTTTGCCAATAATATATATAAATACCTTTAGGGAATATTATACCATCATTAGGAAATCTCAAAGTATAAAGTGTACCATTTTTTATGTTTAATTTAAGGAAAACAGTATTATCATCTCCCCAAGCAGAGCCAGTAGATAGAGTGAAAAACCCATCTCCATTACCATCTGATGCAACTGAAATTGCTTTTAATCTAACTGGTGCTTTAATAGTCCAATAATCATTATTTATATAGCTTCCTGTAATAAGAGATGTAGCAATAGTATTATTTACTCCTCGAGTACAATTAACAAAAGCAGGTTGTTCATCTACAACAACTCCTGGTTTATGAAATGCAGCTGTTGTTCCATAAGCTCCTCTAACACAACCATTTAATGTATTGGTTAATTGATTTATATATGAACCATTGACATGAGAATCTGCTGTACTTCCTGCATAACCTCTTTGACAATTAGCAAAACTAGGTAAAAGAGTTACTATTGTGCCTTCTGGCCAAGATTGAGCTGAAGATCCATATAAACCTCTTACACAATTATTTAAAGAACCAAGTTGTTGAACTGTTGTTCCATCTAAATGAGCTACAGCCGCTGTTCCACGAGATCCTCTAACACAACCCAATAAATTAAATTCAGTTCTAGAGGTATATTCTATAATTTCATTATCTATTGAAACATATCCTGTAGGTGGAAAAGCTGCACCATTGTTTAATAATGGAATAACTGTTTCCGAACTATCTATATTTCCATTTATTTCACTTACTACTGTATTATAAGTTCTATCCGCATAAGAAACATACTCAGTTCCCCCTAAACCAACAATACCTGAATTTGGATAATGAGTTGTATTATCTCCTATTAATAAAATAACTGTATCAGTATCAGACATACTTCCCTGCATTGCACATTCAAACAATTCTGATCCTTGTATATCATCATAATAAATTGTCTCATCATCAATCAATAAAAGTCCATCATGATTAAAAGCAGTTGTGCTCACAACAGGTATGACAGTATCTGTTGGACTTATTTCAGCAACTGTAGTTGTTTCTATTGCTGTGTCATTATAACTTTTAGAAGTATAACTAATTAATTCATTTTTAATTTTAATAACTCCTGAAGGAGAAAAATCTGCAGTGCTATCTAATCCAATTGTAGTTGCAGTATCATTTAATTCTATAGTTAAATTATTTGAAGCCCCTGTGTTTGCTGCATACTCATACCTAAATATTTCACCTGTTGCAGTATTACATTGTCCATTTCCTTGAGGAAATGCAGATACATCATCTACTACAATAATTGTATCTGTTTCAGATATAAATCCAGCTGTTTGAGTATTTATTTCCCAAGGTTGGGAGTCAGCATAGGTTGCTTGTATATCGCTCTTAAATTCCATTTGAATTCTTTTATAAATTAAGAGCTCCCGAAGGAGCTCTTAAATATTATTTATTATCCACCAACAACGTTAGTGCCTGGAGCATTTAATTGCTTCCAAACTGTTCCGTTAGAGAATGCATAACCTGATACGTTAGAAGCTGTAAGGTTTTTTACGTAAACCATTGCACCTTGATTTTCAACTGCAAGCAACTTTGTTCCTGCATAGTATCCAGTTGCAATAGTAAGTGTAGTAACATTAGTTACTGAATAAATTACATTGCCACCTTGTTCTGTGTCATTCTCTTTTGTTACTTGAGCATTAGGATTTGGTCCACCAATTAATCCATTTAGTGATACCACTGGTCCTGTAAAGGTTGTATTTGCCATAGTATGTTCTCCTAGTTATTCCAATATCGTCTCTAGGCCGTCGACTATACACGTCGATATTAGAAAGTTAAGTATAGTATATAAAATATAAAGTAATTTATTGAATAGCGCAAGAAATACCTGCATCGAAAATACGTTTTTTAGGATATAAGTAGCTAAATTAACTAGCTACAGAAAATTCAGGAGCACTTAACTCTACTTTAATTTGTCTATAAGCTAATTCAGCTTCAGACAATTTAATTTGGTTAATGATCTCACGAATTTTTTCGTCGATCCTAACCATATCAAGAGTATATTTTCCCTCTTGAATGTAGTGTTGCTCCCAATCAAGTTCTAACGACCTCTTTTGTTTGTAAAGGTCTTGAACTGATATCATCTACAACCTCCTCATAGGTTATCCAGCATTTGTCTTTTGAAAAAGAACGTTCGCTGTCCTTAAATAATACCCCATTTTGTCCTATTTTGTCAAGGATTGCGTTCTCTATGCTTTCTGCATTGTCGTCTGCTTCAATATTAAAATCAGCCATGTGACCATAAGCTTTGATTTTAACTTGAAACATTTTTGTCATAATTCTTTCTTTCTACCATAAAAAAAGGGGGCCCGTAAGAGCCCCCTTTAAATAAAAATGCTTAAATATTAAGCACCTGAAGATCCGAAGATACCTCTAGGGTCAGACCAGCCGAAGCTGTATCTTTC